GCTTTAACCGAATCTTTTACAAGTGCCTGAACGCCACGAACCGACCCGAAGTCGGCTTCAGCAATCTCAACTTCGTTAAGACGCCGTAGTGTTTGATTACATAAGTCAATGTAGCTTGTGGGCATTTCATTACCTTATAAAAAGTGCATTACTTTTAGGAAAAAGTAAGGGGCCAGCACTTGACCAGCCCCTTCTGTAGCTTTACGCTAAGTTGTAGTTCGCTGTGAACAATGCTTCTGGACGTAAGATTTTGCGCCCATATAGCTGCATTCCGCGCACAACATCCGCGAAGGTTGTTTGACTACGGAAAGTCTCTGTTTTAGCAATCTGTTCCGCAGTAGCAACCGCAGAAGCATGACCAGCAACCAGAACTCCAAAGTTAGTCTCGGAGCCAGTTGAAAGTGCAACGCCAGCGCCTGTACCTTCGTATGGAAGATTGTTTGACTTGTAGATAGAGAAGCCACGAATTGTTCCCGGTAGTTTACCGTTACGCATTTCATCACCGCCACCGAAGTCGCCATTGATCAATTTACTAGACTCGTCCATCAAGACTTCAGCAAATACTGGGTCAATGACCAGCCACCGTCCGTCTGTGTCTACGTTAGCTTGATCCATCTGCCGTGCAATACGGTTCAAGATTGCCAATGGAGAAGTAATACCACCTGAACCACCGCCAACAGCGATTGGAATAGATGTTACTTCGCCAGCTACACCAAGATCACTTCCACCGAAGTCTGTGATGTCGAGCTTATTCGCTGCAAGCAATTCGTCATTACCAGCAGTTGAGTCAGCTTTAGTGCCGTTGATATCGCCAGATGCTGAACGCCGCGCCCATGAGGATGGTGTCTTCCAACCAGATAGGTAGCCAAGTACTTCAGCGTCAAAGCTATCACGCAACTTGTAGCCAGCACGGTCACTTGCTAAATCGGAAAACGACACATGTGAATGAGCCTCCTCGATATCATCGATTGCGAACTGGAAGTAGTTTGCTTGATCTACTACCATAGTAAAATCGGCATCTGTCAAATCTTGTGTTGAAAGAGCCGTACCACGTTCATAATTCGTGATAGTGATATCTGGCTCTTTAATAATTTTAACAGAGTCACCGAAGTTGGCAATGTCACCACTATAGTCGGTGTTAGTTACGGCGTCAACTACTGATGCCTTGCGAAACGCTTTTTGTACTTTTTTCGAGTAGATAACTGGTGAAAAGTTACCTGAGTTCAGGTTAGTATAACCTGATGCCTTTGGGAATGCCATTTTGGATGCTCCTTGAATGAAATGGCTATGTATACACTTCTATAAATAGAAGCAGCTAGATCAGACAATTAAACAGCCGTGTCAGTTTATTAGAGTATCGTTAAGAAACGGGTCTAATGGTACTGGTGTACTTCTAGTCGTATTATCTGGAAGGGTAGAGTTTGGGGTACACTGCTTTAGTGGCCCTTACTCTCATAGTATATAGATCATTATAACATAATAGTTTATATACTGCAATAGTTAATTGTTATTATATGCACCCTATCGGGCGCATCCGAAGGATACAGTTAAGTGTTATTTCTGTCAACTGTACCCTCCGATTTATTTTATCGTGCAGCACCTGTCATGTCGTAGGCAAAGTTACCGGATTGGATAGCCGCATTGATGGCTTCCTCATTGGCTTCGTATTCACGATCAGACATGGCATCAACCATGCTCTCTGAGAACTGTGCTTTGCTACGAGTGGCTGGGGCAGACGATGAGGTTCGACCTACAGATTGTGCGGCTGTATTAGACTTACCTGAACGCTTTGTATCAGCCTTATACAAGTCAATGGTACGTGAAGCCCATTTAGCATCTGTATTGTTCTTATAGACGCTATCTTGTAATGCTGATGGCTGCATAGACACCCACTCATGAAACCTTGGGTCTTGCCGTATTTGGGCAAAATCTGGATGGGTTTGCATAAGTTCTTGCTCTGCGCTTTGTCGATGCAAGTTCTTTTCAAACTTCTCAACTTGTACCAGACGCTTTTCGCCTTCTGCTAATACCTCGTTTGCCCGTTTACGTGCAATAGTATCAACAATTTGGGCTACATCAGGATATTTCTTAGACCACTGCTCAATCTCTTCGTCCGTTTTAGGAAACCTGATCTGTTTACGTGTAGCAGTGTCTAGCTGTGCTTTTACTTCCGCTACTTCCTTATCCTTCTGATCACGAATATTTTGGATATGTCGTTGTATATCCTGATACCGTTTCTTGTAGCTTTCTTCTTCGGCATCTAACTGTTCAGCGGGTGCGGCTTGATTTTTCTCAAGCTCTTGGCTGTATGTTAGATTATCTTCTGCTTCTGGTGCGCGGGTGTATTTCTGTTTTTGTTCCATGTTTTCCTCTCTGGGTCCGACTAGTCGGGTATCCAAATCAATAAAGGAAGGCGATTTTTTGTTTCTTCACCATTCCGGGTAATGCGGATGTCTTTGGGAGTAACTTTTCTGTATCCTCAGTCTCATCCATTTTATCGTCCACCTCTACGGCAGCGACCTCTACATCAACGTCCTCTTCAGGCTCATCGATTACCTCTTCTTCAACAGGAGCTTCTTCAGCATGTTGAATTAAACCATCCATCTTCATAGCCATTAGACCCATTTCAGCTTCATCATACATTGTCATGATGTGCTTAATGCCGTGCCATTTTACTACGTGTGCGGGTAAAACAAACTCATCTGTACTGATCTTAGCGTCAATATCATCACGCACGTTTTCAGGGCTAGAGCCTAAAGGAATAGGATTGCCACTCACTTCATCATAGCCCATTAGACCATCCATAGCTCCGCAACTGCATTCTTCTTCACTCCCAGCCCCGCAACCACAAGGCATACCACCGTGGTACATTTGTACGGCCTCACGTTTGTCCCCTGACATAACTTCATCAGTAGGAGCGTCTTGTAGGTTTTTCTGAATAGCTTCGCCTCGCGCTCTTTCATAAGCACTGACTTCGTTATTACCGTCTAAGTCAGCTTTCTTATCATCCAACTGAAATTTCTTCTGAGCCATTTCTCTTCCTTCCTTTGTGGTGATGCCTCTTGTAGCAGTGGCTATACCACCTAGTGAGTACTCCGGCATGTCGGTGTCTGGGTACGTAACTCTTACTTCGTGGCTTCCAATAGTGTCGTACACAGGTTCTTGATCTTTGTAGCCACGATAGAATGTGTGGTTACCAATCTTTAGGGGGTCAGGCCCATCAAAAGACGTACCCCTATCCTTAGTTGTTTTAGTATTCTGAAAGAATGTACGACCATCTACTGCGTCTTTGCCCAACTGTACGTAGTCAGCAAACTCAGCATACTGTTTTTGCAAGTCTTGCTCCGGCACTTCAATCTTAAAAAGATTACCGTCTTCAGGTACTGCTTCAAACTCGCTAGGGGTTAGTACACCATCTACTGTGTTAGGAAACCTATCTGAGGCAAGACGGTTTAGTATTACACCGCGTACAGCATTACGCCCCTCAACGCCTTCACCTCTAGCCTCTGCCCATACCACCCGCTCTATCTTGTGGGAATCATGGTAGGGTATTTCTAATGTACGTCTTGCTTTTGGTCGTATAGAAGACATTAGACCGTTTGTACTTTCCATTATTCTGCACCCTTAGTTACTTCGTCCCGCAAAGTATCAATGCGTTTTAGCTCTGCTATAGCACCTTGTATTTCCAACACACGATGATGATCTTTGGTTGTCTCTAAAAGCCCGTGGTAATACCAGATACGTGCTTTGGCGTAGTCCTTTAAAGAGGAGTACTGGTTTGTATCGTTTACCAAAGGAAGTAAGTCCCTAAAGAATTGTTTATCCATTCTTCACCTCAAAACAATAAAGAGCAATATTGCTAGTGGTGACTAGAACGGTAGCTTTAGTAAGAGCCTGATCGCACTCTTTTTGAGTGGGGTGTTGCCCTAGCTGGTAATGGGTCACGTTGTTATTAATTAGCTGAAAGAATACGAGTATCCACATTACTGTACTGGCCCCTGTGGGGGCTGTTGTGGTTGAGGTGCGTTACCGCCATTGGCTCCACCGCCACCGCCTGTGAAACCTTGTGCATCAGGCTCTGGGGCTTGTCCGGGGGCTATGTTACCACCACCGTTACCTGTTGGGTCAGACACTGAAGGTCCACCTTCTGGTGCTGCACCTTCAGGCGGGGCTGGTGGTTGAGGCATCATAGCCTGTATCTCAGCCATCATCTTTTGTTGTATTGCTGCTTCGCGTGGATCGTTAAGTATCTTATCCTCATCCAAGTCCATAGATGCCGCTAGCTCACGTAAGATGTAATCGTACTTAACAAACGGAGCCATCTGAGGGTTAGCAGTCATTTGCATAAACTGTAGCAGACGTTGGCTACGTACTTCGTTACGCATCAGGCTTTCAGTACCCCGTGCCTTAACAGCAAGGTCTCCAATAAATTCTTTATCGAAGTTGAACTGCATGTTGAATGCAAATAGGCTTTTGCCTAATGGACCTAATAAGTAGTCATCGATGTTACGAACCACTGCCTTGATGTTTTGTGCCGCTGCACCCATCAACATAGACATACCAGAAGCAGTACGCCCTACCCCACCTGCGGCCCCAGAACCGTGCGTATAGCTTGGGATACCTGTAGCTGCGTCTGCAAGCTGGCGGCTCTTATCGAACATCATAAGAAGCTCTTGGCTGACGTTAGGGAACTTAGTGCCGAAGATGGCCTGTCCGGGTGCGCCAGCCTGTCTGCGGAACACTTTTCCGGGGTACACAGACATATCCTGTCCGGGTACTAGGTTAGTTTCGTCCACTTCAATCAGAAGGTTACCAGAGAGTGCTGCATTGTCCACCGACATACGCATGAAGCCATTCATGAGAAGCTGTGTGTCTGTCATATTCTCAGCTACACCAATACCAAAAAATGAATATGGGTTAAGCTCG